ACCAATGATCCGGTTTATCGATAAAAAGCCCGGTCTGCTTGTAGACAAAAAATGCAGCCGTACCCGCAAGGCATTGGCTGGCGGATACCATTTTAGCCGTGTCAGCATGGGCAGCGGACAGGAAAGGTTCCGGGATGTGCCCAACAAGAACGAACACTCGCATATCGGGGATGCCTATGGCTATCTGGTGCTAGGCGGTGGTGAGCATAAGCGGATGACGAAACGCCCGATGGCATGGGCAAAGCTTCCGGTAGCAGACAGTGACTTCAACATCTTTGCTTGAAGACATAGAGCGTTTAAACGAGCGCGTTAGGATCAAGCCCCCGCATAAGCTGATAGCGTTTGAACCGGCCTTGGTCCCGATGCTCAAACCAAGGGATACGGATCAGGTGTATTTTGACCATATCCCGAATTTTACCCAAGTCTTGGCGGGCTATGCACAGATTGGATACGCGCACATGGGGATATCCCATGGCAAGCCGGTGTGTATGTTTGGGTGCGTTCCCCTATGGGCCGGGGTTGCGGAGCTATGGATGATTACAGATGTCAATTTGGGATCATCTGCCCGCACATTTCATCGTGTTACAAAAGAAATGTTCGACATTTATATGTCAGAGTTATCTCTGGTTCGCTTACAAATCTGGATTCATTCGCAAAATGAACGGGCTATCAAATGGGCAAAAGCATTGTACTTTGAGGATGAAGGCATTGCCCGGAACTTTGGACCGGATGGTGCAGACTTTCATCTGTTAGCGAGGTTAAGCTATGGGCGGAATAATAGGCGGACTATTTTCAAAACCAAAACCACCACCTCCACCTCCCGGTCCCGATCCAGCCATGTTGAAAGCTCAACAGGAACAGGAAGAAAGGCTCGAAGCGCGGGAGCGTCAAAGCCAAAGGGAAATGGCGGCACGCAAACGCGCAAGACGAACCGGCGGAAACAGGCTGCTTCTGGCAGACCGTGAAAACCCGTTCATGGGCGTTCCTACACAGCAGACACTTGGACCGACTTACAACCGTTCAAGGGCCGGGATTAACGTCTGATGAAAATGTCGGCGGGCATGTTGACCAAGCGGTACAATGCCGCTTGGCAGCGCAAGGAAAACTGGCGAAGTCTTTACGAGCAATGTTATCAATATGCCTTGCCGCAACGAAACCTGTTTGACGGTTATTGGGAAGAAGGGCAATCGGGCAGAATAAAGAACTTGCAAGTTTTTGATTCCACCGCCGTTCATGGCGTTCAGCGGTTTGCCAACCGTCTGCAATCCGGGCTGTTTCCACCTGATAAAAACTGGATGGAGCTATTTCCCGGCACAGAAATACCGGAAGACAGCCAGGAAGTTGTGCGCGAGGGATTGCAAAGTATTTCGCAGAAGTTTTTTAGCATTCTCCGTCAAACCAATTTCGATCTTGCCATGGGTGAGTTCTTGCTTGATCTGTCGGTAGGCACCGGAGTTATGTTGGTGCAACCGGGGGATGATTTGCAGCCCATACGGTTTCAGTCAATTCCGCAATATCTGGTTGCATTGGAAGAAGGTCCGCAAGGAACCGTCGAGAATGTGTATCGCAAGATGCGTGTAGCAGCGGAGAATATACCGGTAATCTGGCCCGATGCCGAAATACCGGACGTTCTAAAAAAGAAGATACAAGACGCACCGCAAGAAATGATTAACTTGCAGGAGTCCACAATTCTGAATGTCAGCGAGGGCGATTACGGATATTACGTTTGCTACAAGGCTAGCGATACGGAAACGTCTATGCTGGTTTATCGCAAGCTGAAAATATCGCCATGGATCGTGAGCCGTTTCAGCAAGGTTGCGGGCGAGGTCATGGGCAGAGGCCCGGTTGTCAGCGCATTGGGTGACATACTCACTTTGAACAAGGCCGTAGAGTTGTTGCTGAAGAATGCCAGCTTAAACATTAGCGGCGTTTACACAGCCGTAGACGATGGCGTTCTCAACCCGCAAACTATCCGTATTGTGCCCGGTGCCGTGATCCCGGTTGCCAGCAACGGCGGGGCGCGGGGATCATCCCTGCAACCGTTACAGCGTGCCGGGGATTTACAGCTTACACAGATCGTTCTTCAAGATTTACGCATGAACATTAAGCGGACCTTGCTTGATGACTCATTGCCGCCCGACAACATGAGCGCACGCAGCGCAACGGAAATTGTCGAGCGAATGCGGGAACTGGCTACAAACCTGGGCAGCGCGTTTGGCAGACTTATCACCGAAACCATGGTGCCTCTAGTCCGCCGGTCCATGCACATCATGGATGAGGCGGGGTTAATTACCCTGCCGTTGCGCGTCAATGGGCTTGAGGTTCGTGTCGTTCCGGTTAGCCCGTTAGCAAAAGCACAACACTTGGATGACATTCAAGACGCAATGCAATGGGCACAGATTAGTTCCAGCCTTGGGCCGGTAGCGCAAAGCACAATCAAGGCGGATGCCGTAGCCGATTATGTTGCTGACAAATTGGGTGTGCCCACAGCGTTGCGGACCAGCGGCGAGGAACGCCAGGAACTTGAACAGCAGATTGGGCAGATGATGCAGCAACAACAGCAAATGCCTATGGAAGCGGAACAGGCACAATAGGAGAAAGTTATGCCGAAAGGCCAAGGTACATACGGAAGCAAGCGTGGCAGACCACCACAGAAAACCAATTCAGGGAAATCTAAGCCCGTCAAGAAAAAGTGATGGCAGAGATTATCGATATTAATACCGAAGGATGGGAAGGCGTAAACGCGCAAAGTCCTATCCCCGAAGTTGAGTCGGAAGGGTTCCAGGCGGACCTTGACCGGTCTATTGCCCGCATTTTGGAAACGGATGACGGGCGCGTAATGATTGATTGGTTGTGTGGCGCGTTTCTCCATCAGCCAACATGGGCACCCGGATATTCCACCGACTTTGGATTTTTTCGGGAAGGCCAGAATACATTAATTCGTGAAATTTTAGTACGGAGCGAGAGAGCAAGGGATGTCTGAACAAGCTGCCGAAACTGTTGAAGTCAATGAACCTACGGAGTCAGCACCGGAACCGGAAAAGGGTTTACTGGATAATGTCGAAGCCCCTAACCCGGAACCGGCAGAAGCGGCAAATGACGAGATAGATCACCGTGACGCGGCTGAAGATGGAGAAAAACCGGATTGGTTGCCTGACAGATTTTGGGATGACGAAAAAGGCGCGGACTTTGAAGCGTTAGCGAAAAGCCAGGACGAACTTTACAAGAAATTGCGGAACGGCAAGCATCAAGTGCCAGAGGACGGTAAGTATGATTTACGTTTTGTTAATGAGAGAATTGCCGAAGACGATGAATTGTTGGGAAAGTTCCGCGAAGTTGCCGCCGATAGGGGATTATCTCAGGATGACTTTGAACAGATCGTCGGTCTGGTTATGGAAACTATGCCTGAAGACTTGGCAGAACCGGAACAGAAATTTGACCGCGAAGCGGAATATAGCAAGCTAGGTCCGAATGGTGAAAACATTGTCAACGGTGTAGTCAAGTGGGCGGAAGGTCTGGTTAATAACGGAGCGTGGACATCCGAAGACTTTGACGAGTTTAAACAGATGGGTGGAACGGCGGGCGGCATTCGTGCGCTGAACCGGTTGCGCCAATACTACGGTGAGAAAACAATTCCGGTGGATGCCACACCAAACATGGAACACATACCAACGGACGAAGAATTACAAGCTATGGTTGCGGATGAGAGGTACGACAAAGACCCGTCTTTCCGCCGTAGTGTTATTGAGAAGTTTACGCAGAAATACGGATCAGACGCGAACAGCCCCCAGGTCATGTAACGAAATTCACTCCCTGGTGATGCCAACTGCCCCCGCTACGGCGGGGGTTTTTTTGCAATAAAAAAAGCCCCCGAAGGAGCTTTTTCTATCTGATACGCTACAAGCAGCGTGCTCAAAGTTTGTTCCAAGTTAAAAAGTTACCATATTCTATTTTTCTGTCAACAAGCCAATGGGTTTATTAAGAAACTTGACAGCCGCCCCAATATCGTCATATAGAAGAAATGACCCTACCCGCTTTTGCGGTCGGTCTGTACCGGGCGAAAGCCTAGGCACAGCCGGGCCATACGGTCCCAACACTGATGCCGATAGTTTTTCATCAATGTTAAGGGACCAGTGAAATGGCAACAAGTCTATCCACAAATTTCACGAAGCTCTTTGAAGCTGAAGTGAAGCAAGCCTATCAAGGCGAACGGAAGCTGGCTGGAACCACACGCACGCGAACGAGTGTCGTAGGGTCCACTGTCCAATTTCCAAAAATGGCGAAGGCAACGGCTCAAGTCCATGTGCCTCAGTCAGAAGTCACCGCGCTCAATGTGACTCACAGCAACGTAACCGCGACTCTCAGCGATTACGCGGCACCAGAGTACACCAGCATATTTGACCAGCAAAAGGTCAACTATGATGAGCGTCAAGAACTTGTGCAGACATTAGGCAAGGCGATTGGGCGGCGTTCCGATCAGATTGTCCTTGATGCTCTCGCTAATTCAAGTTCATCACTCACGGTTGCTAATTCAATCGGCGGATCGAACACGAACATCAATGTAGCAAAAGTGTTGGAGTGTCACCGTCTGTTAAATGGCAAGAATGTTCCCGCTGCTGATCGTTACATGGCGATTAGTGCTGATGGTCTTTCCGCGCTCTTGAGCGAGGAAAAAGCTGCATCACAGGATTATGTTTTGCACAAGGCCATGACTGACGGGCGCATAGACAATTTCCTTGGCTTTAAAATGATTATGTTTGGTGACATGGACGAAGGTGGCCTTGCCATCGACGGATCAAGTGACCGGACATGCTTTGCCTGGCACAAGGATAGCATTGGATATGCCGAAGGTATCTCCATGAAAACCGAAATCAACTATGTACCCGAAAGAGTATCCTGGTTGACGAACGTAATCCTTTCGGCGGGTGCGATTGCCATTGATGCCGAAGGCATTTGTATTGTAACGGCGCGTGAGTAAGGAGGATTACTAATGGCTTATAGTGCTGATGGTCTTAACCTGATTGGTGGCGGCGGCAAAGCCGGTGCTGCTCCCCAGGTCTGGACATACACATCCACCGATGCAATCGCCACGGTCAACACGGCAGCGTATTTTAACAATGCGTCTGATTTGTTGAAGGTGCGAGACATCATGTTCATTGTCGATTCAAACACGCCAACTTTGCATATCGTAAGTGTTCTCTCGAATGCGTCTGGTGTGGTTGATATAAGCGATGGCACCGCCATTGCGGAAACCGACTCCGATTAATCGAGTGGGGGGTTTCGGCCCCCCTCTCCCCTCTTTGGTGTTGGGAGTCTGATGTGGCAACGAATGACACTGATGTAACAATTTGTTCGCACGCTCTCCAACTGCTTGGCGAAAATACGATATCCTCATTTTCGGACGGCACGGTTCAAGCAAACGTGTGTTCTGAAATTTATCCCGATACCCGCGACATGGTGCTAACCATGTATCC